TGCTTGGCATACAAACCCAAAAGCAAAGTTCATCCTTCCTTCTGAGGATGTAAGACATAGTTGTGATGATCCATATCTCAACGAAAACCAGTTTTTGGAAATGGTCCGTAGATTTTTTATTGCCTGCGGGTATACCGAAGAGCAATGGAAAGGTGCTTTAACCACGCACCTTAAACAGGTAGAAGAAACCGAATGATAAGGAGCGGGTTACACCACCCGCTTTTTTTATGCTTCTTGTATAATTAGTAGTGGATGCCGAAAGGGTCCACACAACACAAACTCGCTTTTACAAGGAGCTACCATAATGAACATCCAGCGTTATTCCGCTGCGGATCTTAATACCTTGATGGATAAGGTTACCCGCAACAGCATTGGTATGGACGAATATTTTGATCGTCTATTTAATCTTCACGAAACTTCAACAAATTACCCACCTTATAACCTTATTCAGGTAAATAATGTGGAATCTCATTTAGAGATTGCACTAGCAGGTTTTAAAAAGGAAGAAGTTAATGTTTTCACAGAATATGGAAAGCTTTTTGTCGAAGGGCAAAAACTGGACACCGACTCGGAGAAGACCTTTATCCACAAGGGAGTGGCTAGCAGAAGTTTTCAACGAGCGTGGACTCTATCCGACGACACAGAAGTTAGGGAAGTTGTATTCGAAGACGGACTTCTACGGATCGTACTTGGGAAAATAGTACCAGAGCATCACGCACGTAAGGACTATCTCTAAATAGAACTGAATATCGTCGGCGCAGACGGGGAGGTAACTGGCAAAATCCAGTTGACACCTCCCTTTTTTATTGGTAGAATGTATGGAGGACCAAAACTAAACAATGTCAATTAAATTAGTAGTATTGAAGTCTGGAGAACAAGTTATTTCCGATGCCAAGGAAATAGTCTCCCAAGACAAAGAAACTGGTGAACGGGAAGTTCATGGATACCTGTTCGAAAAACCACAAAAAGTCACTGTTAGAACTGAAATACTTTTAACAGAGAATGAGGATTATACTAACTCTAGAGAAGTTCAAGTAAGTATGACCCCTTGGATAGTTCTAAGTGCTGAAAGTAAGATTACTGTTCCTGCAGATTGGGTAGTTACTATTGTTGACCCACTCGAATCCGTTAAAGAAATGTATGAGGAGAAAATTAATGGAAAAGACGATTAAGTGTTTGCTTTTAGATATTGACAATGTTCTAATTAGTGAAGTTGTAGAAGTTTCTGCTGATATTGGCGATCCAGACTGTAGGTTAATTAAACCATATCAATTCTTTAGTGAGAATGATATGAAACCTTGGCCAAAAGCAACTAATCAAACCGAATTAATGGTTAGGTCTTCTGACATTCTAACTATTGCAGATCCAAGTCCTGAAGTTATTGAAAAGTATCTGGAACTAACTGCCTAATGCGATTTTATACAAACGTCCAAATGGTCGGGGACCACTTCTTGGTTCGTGGTTATGAAAATGGTAAACATTTCATGACCCGTGAGAAGTTCAACCCGACTCTTTTTGTCCCTTCCAATAAAAAAAGTAAATACCAAACTCTTAATGGAGAATACGTCGAATCAGTTCAACCTGGTTCTGTTCGTGATTGTAGAGAATTTATTAAGAAGTATGAGGGCGTAGAAAACTTTAAGATTTATGGTAATACTGGGTATATCTACCAGTATATTTCTGAAACTTACCCTGAAGAAGAAATTAAGTTTGATACTAACAAAATTAAACTATCAACTTTAGATATTGAGGTTGCATCGGAGAATGGGTTTCCTGATGTAGAATCTGCCGCCGAAGAAATTCTTCTCATTACAATCCAAGATTATGCCACCAAACAAATTAGAACTTGGGGTCAAGGACCATTTGAAAATAAACAGCAGAATGTTAAGTATCGTTCATTCAGAAATGAATACGACTTATTAAATGATTTTATTAACTGGTGGATGGTAGAGGAAAATACTCCAGAAGTAGTTAGTGGTTGGAATATTGAACTGTATGATATTCCCTACCTTGTTCGTCGCCTGGATAGGGTTCTGGGTGAAAAGTTGATGAAACGTATGTCTCCTTGGGGTCTTGTGACCGAAAGGGAGACATATATTGCTGGGCGAAAACACATCTCATACGATGTTGGTGGTATCACACAACTTGATTATCTTCAACTTTATAAGAAGTTCACTTATAAGGCACAAGAGTCTTATCGACTGGACTATATTGCTAGTGTGGAGTTGGGTCAAAAGAAACTGGACCACTCTGAGTTTGATACCTTTAAGGACTTTTATACTAAAGGTTGGCAGAAGTTTGTAGAATACAACATCATTGACGTGGAACTTGTTGACCGTTTGGAAGACAAAATGAAACTGATTGAGCTGGCGATCACCATGGCATATGACGCCAAGGCAAATTATGCTGATGTTTTCTCCCAGGTTCGTATGTGGGATACCATCATCTATAACTATCTTAAGAAAAGAAACATTGCAATTCCTCCCAAAGAGCGTTCGGATAAAGATTCAAAATATGCAGGTGCCTATGTTAAAGAACCTATACCAGGGAAGTATGATTGGGTTGTCTCTTTTGATCTTAACTCCCTATATCCTCACCTTATTATGCAGTACAATATTTCACCAGAAACTCTTCTGGATGAAAGGCATCCAACAACAACGGTAGACAAAATCCTTAATGAGGAAATTACCTTTGAGATGTATAAGGACTATGCCGTTTGTGCTAACGGTGCCATGTTCCGCAAGGATGTTCGTGGTTTCCTTCCAGAACTGATGGAGAAGATCTATAAGGATCGAACCATCTACAAAAAGAAGATGCTTGCTGCCAAGCAAGAGTATGAGAAGAAAAAAACCAAAGAATTGGAAAAAGAAATCGCCCGATGTAACAACATTCAGATGGCGCGTAAGATTCAACTCAACTCCGCTTATGGCGCTATCGGTAACCAGTATTTTAGATATTACAAACTCGCAAACGCAGAAGCAATTACTCTCTCTGGGCAAGTCTCTATCCGTTGGATTGAAAACAAAGTAAACACATATCTAAATAAACTTTTGCGAACAGAAGAAGTAGACTATGTTATCGCATCGGATACCGATTCAATTTATCTTAATATGGGACCTCTTGTTACTAAATTTTTTGGTAATAAGTCTGACGATAAAACAGCAATTGTTTCCATACTTGATAAGATCTGCCAGGATAAGTTGGAACCATTCATCGAACAGTCTTATCAGGACCTTGCGGATTATGTTTCGGCATATGAGCAGAAAATGCAAATGAAGCGTGAGAATATTGCCGAACGTGGAATCTGGACTGCGAAGAAGCGATATATTCTTAACGTATGGAACAGTGAGGGTGTTCAATACAATGAACCCAAACTGAAGATGATGGGTATTGAGGCAGTCAAGTCTTCTACACCAGCTCCTTGTCGTCAGATGATTAAGGATGGTCTCAAACTAATGATGAATGGAACAGAAGATGACGTTATCGATTTTATTGAGAAATGTCGTCGTGAATTTAGAAATCTTCCACCAGAATCTATCGCTTTTCCAAGAACAGCATCTGATGTTCGTAAATATCACTCTCATTCGGACATTTATATGAAGGGAACACCGATTCATATTCGTGGAGCACTTCTGTTTAATCATTATGTAAAGGAGAAAAAACTGACCAATAAATATTCGCTCATTAGTAATGGGGAAAAGATTAAGTTTCTCTATTTGAAAAAACCTAATATCATTCAGGAAAATATTATTTCTTTCATTCAAGATTTTCCAAAGGAACTCAACCTTGACAAATACATCGACTATGACCTACAATTTGAAAAGAGTTTTGTAGAACCCCTTAAGTCTATCCTTGATGCTATTGGGTGGAATGTCGAAAAAACTGTAAACCTTGAATCATTTTTCTTTTAATGGATCTTCCTATTGACGATAAAGAACTCGCAACTATTGTGAGTGCTATGTATCTTGGCGGTGATACTGCTCTGTATCAAAAACTTAAACTAGTGAAGGAACTGCGGGAGCAGAATCTTCCTTATAAAAAAATTCTTCGTGAACAATATGGGATGGTGGCGTGATGGACTTTCTTAAAGAAATTGTAAAAGAAGTTGGCGGCGAGTATACCAA